TTGCCTGATAAGTTTTCACCAGCACTTGCGGCTCCATGTATTCTTGCCATATTTTTTCTCCAAATATAAATTTATATTCTTGTTATATGTATTTATCATTTTATAAGGTAAATCAAAGGCAAAAAAAAGACCCTCTTAAGAGGGCCTTTTAATTACACGTAAAGTGTGGGTTGGACTTAAAGTCCAGGGGGGTAATAACTTAGTAATCGAAGTCGGCTACTGAGAAATCAGCACCTAGAGCCGCGTCTAAACCAGCGGCATCCCATGCGCCGTTGTTTTCTACTGCGATTCTTACATCGTTACCATCGATAGCACCAACTAGTACTACTGTAGCACGTGTTCCTGTGCCTTCGATAATTGCTTTCATGTCGCCTGCCGCCATACCAGTCTTAGTCACTGTGAAGTGATTTAAGTTACCAGTAAGGAATTGACCTGCTGAATATGTTTCATGTACTTTTGCCATTTTAGTTCTCCTAAATAACTATTTCCTCGGGCATTATAAAATTGTAGTGCCCTATGCTTTTATTTATCTTTTTTTGCAAAAAAGTGGGTTTTATTTACCTCTGGATCCGTATTTCCCACCAATATTTCTTCCAGTTTGATAAGATGTCTTGCCCATTGCTTTTCCTAGCTTGCCTGCACCGTATATTACGCCTACAGCCGCCGCGGCCTTAGTAATTGGACTGTCCCAAATCTTCTTTTTGGTGTCTTTTTCGTCATTTACAACATAATTTCCACGCTTCTGGAACTTCTGTAATGCTGGAAATAACTCACTACGCATTGCTTTTCTACGTAGATATTGCATCATTCTGGTTGTTACTAATGCTTTCTGATTTTGATTTAGATTATCCCAATCACCTACAAGTCTTCTCATAGATTTAAGCATTCCATCTTGTATATTCAAATCACGCTGAAATCTTAACAGCATTCTTTGTTCAAATCCAGGTTCTGATTTACTTGCTGATATATGACCTAGATATCTTATAACTTCTTGTCTTTTTAAATTAATACGCTTTAGTGCTATTTCATCACGTTCATCATCTGCACTAACTTCTTTACCTATTATACGATTAAGCATGATATACAAGTCAGTACCGCTTGTTCTAAAGTAATCGAAATTACGGTATGCGATTGTTCTCCCAGCATATTCTGATGCCAATGGTGCAAACTCATAGTCTTTATTAAACATATTTAAAATCATCATATATGCAAATGTTAACTCTGCCGCATCATCTACATTTGTTTTATTCTGATTTTGTTTTGTTCTAAACAGTCTACTTTCTGTGAACGTATTAACTAATTGTAATTTGCCTTTATATTGTTCCATCATTTTGTATTCCTCGATTGCAATACTTGACTGCATTTATCACTAGCATAAGTTGTAAACCATCTTGGAGCAAACGCATGTATCATACACGCATATGCGGCCTTTTCTAGTTGCCACGAAACCCACATTGCATGTTTAAAATGTTCCCAGCGTGTTTCGCCTACTTCTTCTAAGTGTAATTTACATTTCTTACTTAACATCTAACTAATCCCTTGGTGCGAAATTTGCCGCACTAAACTCTAATCTATCTACAATCTTCATTGCTCTACCAACATGGTCAACAATAACAAATCCTTCTGGATCTGTGACTTTAAATGAACCGTCTGGTTGTTCAATGAAACTGTCTATTGCTTTAATGTTCTTCATCTTTTGCTGAAACATCATTTTTACTGCTTCAACTTTAAGATATGCACGATACATTTCTGCAATTTGTGTCTCGTATGTATTTATGATATTAGCTAACGCATCTTTTGTTTGTAATCTAGCCTGTCCTGCTTTGCCTTCAGGTCCTGTAGCTAAACCGCTAATTTCTTTATCTAATTTATTATTTAAACCCTGTAAAAACTCTTTAACAAATTTAGTTACATCTGATTCTAATGCTTGTCCAGAACGTATTGGTAAGTTTGCGTGTGCCTTAATAGCTTGTACTAAGTCAATAGACCCTATCTTTTGATTAATTGCTTTGAAAGTATCTGCATCAATTTTCATTGAAGATAATTCTTTAATTGCTTGTTTAATCTTTGCAACATTTTCTTGCTTTAGTTGTACCTGTCCTGATACATCTTTAATACGTGCATCAGTAAACCAAACTTTAGATGAAGACTTAAGTTTACTTGAATCATAACCAAATGATGCTTTCATGTCTGCTAGACTATCGCCTGCATAACTTGTATGAAACACAATTCCTATTTCAGCCGACTGCATTTCTTTTGCTGTTTTGCTATCTGCTGGTACAACGTATGTGATTGTATTTGGTTTAAATGCAATATGAGATTTGCCATCTATATTAACAGTTTTCAAATCACCTTTAGTAAACAATAAGTCACCTTGTATAACACCCTCAATACCTAAGTCTTTTAGGTACTCTAATGATGCCGATAGCTTATTTCTCAAACCTGCTTTACTTACTTCTTCACCGTTCTTAGTAGTATCTTGGTGATTGTTTTCAATGTCAGCTTGTGATTTATTTAATTTTGGTGTTTTTGCAAATACGCCTTTTGTGCCTACAAAGAATTGTCCATCTGATGGATCTGTTCCGCAAAATACTGCCGGAGAACCATCCCATTTCGTAGTGATAGCGTCTCCGCCACCTTGTCCATCAAGTGTACTTAATAATTTAGTGAAAGTGTCTACGACTCTTTTTAATCCAGACGTACCATGCATAAACACAAGTTCTTCTGCGTGGTCTAAGTGCGTATTCTTATCTTCCTGTAATTCAGAATCTAGCAGACCTTTCATTTTATTATGAAAGCCTACTTGCTTAAGACGAGGTTTGCGTGGTCCTCTAAACCTACGTTCTCTGCCTTTGCTTAATGTAATCTCTCTTATTTTCATTTCTTATCCCCATACGGGCTTTCGCCTGTTAGATGTGGTCTAGCAAACCATAATTTAAACCATTCATCTGTTCCTGGCTTAACATCATGCTTTTTCATATATTGAGATTTTTCAGTACCCGAATAAGATATGTTTTCTTGGGTGGCTTGCTGTTGGTATGGTTTGTATATACCTGCAAGTTTTCTTAATTGATTTAACTGTTCTTCAAAATCCATCTATGTTTTAGCCTTGACACTTTTTATTCCACGTTTAAACTTCCTAGGGTCTTGTGACCTAATACTATTAACTAGACGCTTGGTCAAGTCATTTGCAGTATCCTCATCAAACTCTCTGCTAATAAATTCAATAAGATTTATAGCACCAGATATGATATGTTCGCCTTTTTGCTCAACCAAACGTTCTTTTTCTTTATCAAAAGCTAAAGAATTTAATTCATCAAATAGGCTTCTACGAGGTTTATCCATGATATTTCTCCGTTCTAACTGTATTTATCAGTTTTCATCAAAAGGAGAACGTGTCTTGGTCTTTAACATTGCTCTCAGATTCATTGCAACATCCGTTTTTTCTTCTGTTTGCGTTTCTTGTGTATTTACTGTAGTTTTCTTACGTAAATTTTCCATCAAGTCTGTAGCACTTGATGATGTTTGTCCATCATCTTCTGATGTATCATCTGAAATTCTTAAGCTATCTCTATCAAAAACTAGATTAACTTTACTTCCTACACCACTAGATGAACGAGTTTTTAATAACTGCAACTGATATTGTCCACGCTCACGCATTGTGTGACTTGTAAAAATACCAATAACGTTATCCGCTGTTTGAATTTTAGATATACCACCTGCAATATGAGAATGGTCAAATTCGATTTCTTCTACCGCACTTCTATTTAACTGTGATGCAGTAACCATAACTGTTTGAGTTTCCATAGCAAAGTTACGAATTTCTTCTGTAACATATTTGTCTTTGATAAACAAATCACTTGCTGATACTTTCTTTGTTGCAGGCATTAACAAATCTAAGTAGTCAATACACATACAATCTATAGATTTGCCTGTCTGTATTTGCAGTTCTTTGATGTATGACCTTACATCATTAATTGTAGAACCAGAAGGCATATACTTAACTCTTAACATGCCTGACTTCTTACTTTTAGTTCTAACTTGAAGTTCTACATCATCTAATTCTTTAAAGATACGTTTTGTACTTCTATCTGTTTGCATCGCATACATACGCATACTTGACAATGCTTCCGAAAGTTCCAGTGTTATGTAAACACAGTTCAATCCTGCTTCTGCCCAATTCAAACTCATGTTCTGCATGAACAAAGATTTACCTGCACCTGAACCACCTGCAAAAATAGTTATCTCGCCTCGGTTGATGCCACCATATAATTTGTCATCAAGCACCTTCCAACCAGTAGTCATTTGCCCATTGTTATCTTTGAG